AATAGGTGGTGGAGGTGGATTGTCAAATGAAGAACATAAAAGAAAATTTCACGCTGCCGGTGGGAGAGCGGTATGGTTAATGTTTCATGAAATTCATAAAACTAATATGAAAACTGATATGGAATATCGTGAAAAAGTATTAAATAAAATAAAACCTAATTTAGATTGGTCAGGAAGAAAACATAAAAGTGAAACCATTGAAAAAATGAAATTATCTAAAAAAGGGTTTGGTGTTGGGTCATCAAATTCACAATTTGGAACTCAATGGATAACAAATGAAATTGAAAATAAAAAAATAAAGAAAACACACCCAATACCTGATGGTTGGAGATTAGGTAGGAAAATAAAGAAAAAATTAAACAATTTAAGTTTAATCTAAAAGTATTGTATGAGAAAGATATGAAACCTTATCTAACTTATGTTATAAGCAAATACGGAAAAGATTATATTAAATTATATGAATAATGGAGAAGTAATTCAGGCGGCCCTGAATCCAATTTTGAAAATTGTGAGTACTCGAAAGGTATGGCGATCGACACGTCACTTCTCCGCACGGGTATTAGCCCAAGGAGAAATCTAGAATACTAAGTGACACCTCGGAAAGACGAGGAAATGATCAGGTGGCGGAACTGGTAGACGTATGCTGACGGACATTTGGTCTATCGGCTGAGAACGAAAGTTCGTACAGGTTCAAATCCTGTCCTGATTGCAACAATCAAGAAGTGTAGTGGTATACACACCTATGTAGGCATCGCAAGATGGACGATTTCTTCCCGCAGGATCACATAGGTATGTCGTTGAGTGGAATGGAAGAACACGAAAACGGTTTGTAGGTTCAAATCCTACCTTGATTGCAGGGCCAGAAAGCCATTGTTCACAACTTCTGGATGGTCAAGAGGTGAACACGAGGTTACGGTACACTCGTAATAACAATACCGTGACAGCTGGAAAGACAGCAAATTTGGGTAGGTAGCAGAAATGGAAGATGCACCGTATAGAGGCTACATACGGGACGCGATGACGGACTCTGAAGTACAAAGAGTTGAAGTAGAAGATTACGCATCGTTATGGGTTCGACTCCCACTCCTAACCCACAGGTCGTCTTTTTTGTCCCGCTCAACTGGAACATTTGTTTGGACGTTAAATTAACAAACTTATGTTAGTGAATGGGCGGTCTTAAAAGTTTCAACGCTCCTGAAAGTATAGTCCCTTTTGGTGAATACCGTGTTTTGGACTTCCCTCTAAACACAACTATTAAGTAGGGACATATGAGGAAACCTAACTCGTCCCGAAAAGTTCGGTTAGTGAAGGGGTTATCACGGGTCTCTTTCTAAGACCAGTCGCGGGTTCGATTCCCGCACCGAATACTTTTTTTTGATCACGATGTTTTTTGGGGTACAATATTTATTGATATGAAAAAGATATTATTTTTTGTATTGTTAATAACAACTTTATCAGGTTGTTATATGGAACGAAGAGCATATTCTCATTACCATCCTTGGAGTAGAATGTATCACGTTCATAGATATCAACAACCGAGATTTTCACCGCCGCCTAGACGTTGGTAAAAAAATAATTAATAAAATATTTGTTTCCTATTTATACTTTTTGTATATTTGCATATAATTATATAAACGATGAAGAACTTAAATAACATATTGGGGATTACGAGTAGACCATTAAATAATGGTAATGGCTATCTTGTGCAACCTACATGCACTTTAAGTTCGGACACACTAATCTAAGATAAATTTAATTTAAGATATAACAACCCGAACTTCTAAAAAATGTTCGGGTTTTTTGTTTTAGTGACTTTTATTTTTTATATTAGTATTGATCTTTGACATATTGGGAAACAAATGGTTCTGTGGCGAAATTGGTAGCACGCGCGAGACTTAAAATCTCGTGAGCAGTAATGCTCGTGTTGGTTCAAATCCAACCAGGATCACAAACACTATCGTTCTTTGAAAATAAAGGAGAAACATAATATGGATATATTATCATTTATTTTAGGAATGTCCGTTGTGGTGGTAATAGCGATAGCTATTGTTGCTGTAATGGCCTTTGTTAAGGTGAGAAAACATAACGAAGCTATTGAAACAATTCACCAAATAATGGCGAATGAGTTTGAAAGAACAAACAGAGATATGACGGAATTAGACAGAAGATTAGTTTCTGTGTTAGATTCCAGATTAGATAAATTAGAAAGTAGAATAAACAGCCGTAAGGCATAACAATTAAATAAAAACTTTCAAAAGCGATAGTGTTATTTTGGTTCGGTAGCTCAGCTGAATAGAGCAATATCCTTCTAAGATATGGGTCATTGGTTTGAATCCAATCCGAATCACAAAACATAGATGTAGAGGAGTCAGGTTTATCTCGCTGCTTTTGGGAAGCAGAACTACACTGGTTCGAATCCAGTCATCTATACAAAAGCCCTCTTAGCTCAGTTGGTAGAGCAAAATCCTGTTAAGATTGAGGTCGGGGGATCGTGACCCTCAGAGGGCGCAAAAAGGCCGAGTGGTGTAATGGCAGCCACGCCAGACTTAGGATCTGGTGCAGAAATGCGTGAGAGTTCGAGTCTCTCCTTGGTCACGGTGGAGTGGTTAGTACTAAACAACAAATCCAAAAGGAAGTACAAAATTGGGGTATCGCATAGCGGCGATTGCGGTTGACTGTAAATCAACTCTCTTTTGAGGCCGGCGGTTCGAGTCCGTCTACCCCAACAAATAGGATTCATAGCTCAGCTGGTTTTAGAGCAGGGCACTCATAATGCCAAGGTCGGGGGATCGTGACCCTCTGAATCCACAGGAGATTAGGATTTATCCTTACCCGATGTCGACAGGGATGGCGTAAGTCAGTCTCCTCCCATAGAAGATTCGCTTAGCTGGTTTTAAAGCGCTTGTTTTACACACAAGAGATCATAGGTTCGAATCCTATATCTTCTACAAAAAGACTTAAATGTTTATTATGTACAAATAAATGACGTTGAGTTAGTCTCACTCAACATTTGCGGGAGTAGCTCATTTGGTGGAGTGCGATCTTGCCAAGATCGATGTAGCGAGTTCGAACCTCGTCTCCCGCTCTGTGGAACTTTTGTACCTTTTCTTGATATTTATAAATAAAGAATATAAATGCCAAGAAAAGAAAAAAGTTTCCATTACATTTATAAAACAACCAATCTTATAAATGAAAAATATTATATAGGAATGCATTCAACTGATAATCTTGATGACGGTTATGTTGGTAGCGGAAAACGATTATGGTATTCAATAAAAAAATATGGTAAAGAAAATTTCAAATGTGAAATTATCGAAATTTTACCTAATAGAAAATTATTAAAAGAAAGAGAAAAAGAAATCGTTAATAAAGAACTTTTATCAGATGAAAATTGTTTGAATCTGGTTTTTGGTGGTGGCGGAGGTTTTATATCTGAATGTGGATATAAAAAAGGCGCCAAAAAAATGTTAGAAATAATTTGGAGAGATGAAAATTTTAGAAAAAGAAAATCAGAATGGAAATCTAAGCAATCAAAAGAATTATGGGCTAATGGTATTTTAAAATATAAAGATAACTGGACAGGTAAAAAACATAAAGAAGAGACAAAAATAAAAATTGGATTTAGTAATTCAATCAAACAAAAAGGTGAAAAAAATTCACAATTTGGAACACAATGGATAACTAACGGAAATGAAAATAAAAAAATTAAAAAAATTGAAGTAATTCCTATTGGTTGGGAATTAGGTAGAACATATAAAAAATAAGCCCTTAAAGCATTGCAGGCGATGCGCATGACTTGTAATCATGATAACTTGGTTCGATTCCGAGTGGGGGCTCACGGGTCTCCGGTGACAAGACCACAAGAAGAATAGGTTTTTTTCAGTCACCAAATGCGAAAATAGCTCAATTGGTAGAGCATCAGTTTTCCAAACTGAGGGTTGCCAGATCGTTCCTGGTTTTTCGCTCCAACTCAAGTACCCATACCGCTAACGTTGGGCTAAGTTAGATACAATTTCGTGCTGCGGAAAGTAGAATGCTTGAGATTATTGTCCTTTAGTATAACGGTAGTACAGATGGTTTTGGTCCATCTAGTTGGGGTTCGAATCCCTGAGGGACAACAATGGAGAGTTGCTCGAAAGGTAAGAGGCCGGTTTGCTAAACCGAGGCTGGGGTAAAACCCAAAGTGGATCGTTACCACTACTCTCCGCTTCATAAACAAATACTTATGTAAAACGAAAAGAATGAAAAATTTTAGAACTCTTCACGGAACCCCAATTCCTGATGTAATTGATTACATCAAAGAGTACATCACAACAAGAGAGGATGTGGAAATCCTTATTGGTTCAGATTCACAATGTTATGGTAATAAAAAAACTATCTATGGTGTAGTTATTGCTCTTTACACAAAAGGTAAAGGTGCTCACGTATTATGTACACGTGAGACTGTGGCGATGGAAAGAAACACACCAAGTAGATTATTGAATGAGGTGTGGAGATCCCTTGAAGTTGCTGAATTTCTAAAAGAGAATGGTTTACCAAAACCACAATGGATTGATATTGACTTGAATCCTGATCCAAAATATAAATCAAACTCTGTTTTAAGACAAGCAGTAGGTTTAGTTGAAGGTATGGGTTATAAAGTTAGATACAAACATTTAGGTGCTATGATGACATATGCAGCAAATGCACTTGTTAGAGTGTAAATTTTTTGTAATGTTAAATTTATAAAAATTATCGGTTTTATTTGATATATTGTTAATTATTGTGTATAATTAACAATATAATTCCAAACACAAATCATGTCAAACAATAAAATTCTATTTATCCTCAAAAGGCGTCCAGATTATAATGCTGCAACACACTCACACATTGGTATGAGCACAGGTTTATACAACTCAGCTAATTTTATGAATCAAATGTTGATTGATTCAGGTATAGAGTCCAATCTTTTTGTTGCAATTGATAACAATTGTATTGACAGAGAGGTAACTAAACATAGGCCAACACACGTTATTATTGAAGCATTATGGGTAGTTCCAAGTAAGTTTACTATTTTATGTAAATTACATCCTAAAGTAAAATGGATTATAAGATTACACAGTGAAACACCCTTTTTAGCAGGTGAAGGAAACGCATTCGATTGGATTGGTGATTATGTTGATTTCCCAAATTTATACATTGGTATCAATGCACCGAGGGCTTTACTTGATGTTCAAACATTTTTAAAAATAAGTAAAGGTTGGGATAATGAAAAATTAAATGAGAAGGTATTCTATATGCCTAATTATTACCCTCAGAATTATAAAACTAAGGAACATAATTTTAACAAAGACACAATTGATATAGGTTGTTTTGGTGCGGTAAGACCCTTAAAGAATCATATGATTCAAGCAATAGCATCAATAAGATTTGCTGATAGCATAGGTAAAAAATTAAGATTCCACATCAATTCGGGAAGGATTGAAATGAAAGGTGAACCTGTACTTAACAATTTGAAAGGTATGTTTGGACATTTGTTCGATAAAGACCATCAATTGATTAATGATAATTGGAGACCGAGAGAAGAATTTTTGGAATTATGTGAAGCAATGGATATTGGCTTACAATGTTCATTTTCAGAGACATTCAATATTGTCGGTGCAGATTTAATCAGTGTTGGTGTTCCTTTAATAGGGTCGGTAGAAATACCTTGGATGAAATCCTCTGAATGTGCTGATCCAACTAGTAGCGATGATATTTATAATAAACTTTTAACAATTTATAAAGACCCAACAGATAATGTTCTGTCAAATCAATTTAAATTGAAGAAATACACTAATAAAACCAAAAAAATTTGGTTGGATA